GGCTTCTTCGTTTTCTTTAGCGACATATTCTTCTTCTGCAATTTGGTCAATCTCTTCTTTATCTAGACTTCTTTCTTCATCTTCGTGTTCCATTCTGATTGGGTCAATCTTGGTTAGAGTTGAAAATTTATGCCCAACCAGCGTGTCGCTTTCTTCGCCACCACGATAGACACGAATTAACGCAGCAGGGTCATCTTCTGAGCCTGTGACTGTGAAATCACTATCAGGGATATCAATAGTGCCATCTCTTTCTATTTCTTCTATTTTGCCCCTAGCACGACCACCTGAAGTATCCCAAGAAACAAAATCACCAACGCTTAGTGCATCTGGAGCTGCTCTTTTTTCTTCATCTTCGTGGTCATAAGGTCTTTCATCATCACTTTCTTCTGGCATAGATTTGCCAAATTCAACGATGTATGAATCTTCTGTTTCACGTACATCTTTAATATGTCTTTCCACTTTATTATCCATATCTTCTGCCATTCTACCATCATCTTCTTTCTTAAGTCTATCTACAATCGTTTTTGACCACCTAAAACCTGCATCACCACCCCATAATGCCCATGCAATACGACCATTAGACGGAAATCCTTTCTCATCTGGGGTAAAACCTTCGCCTTGTTTATCTACTTCGTGTCTTGAGAAGAAGCTATACATTCTTTTGACAGTAGATTCTGATAAATTTTTGTTACTAACGATGTCTCTAGCCCTAGCGATACCTACTGCTGTACCACCTCTACCATGTTCTCTACGCCAATCTAGACCCTTTTGAGCCTCTGTTTTCATGCCTGCTGTTGGTTTATAACTTGCCATTTTTCTTCTTTTTACCAAATATTTTGTCCCAATTTTGATTAAATTGTTCTTTTTTTACAGAACTAGGGCGTTGTTTACTGCCCTTGCTCATCCTCATCCCCATCGCTTTGTATTTCAGCATCGATTGGCATTTTTGCAGCACCAAATGGCTGATATGCAGTTTTGATGTCGTATTGTTTAGCTAATTCTTCTTCTCGCTGATGTTGTTCAAACAATTCTTCCACATCACGACCATAATTAGCCTGTATGTCTTGCATAGTTACAACACCTGCGTTAAGTCCATCAACATTAGCTTTAACTTCCTTAACAGGGTCAATCCAACCCCAACTTCTAGGATTAAATTCAACATTATCAGCGAATTTATCGTATTTATCTGGTGGTAATAAGAAACCATCTTTGAATGACATAGTTTGTAGTAGCCATTTTTGAAAGATTGGTTCAATAAAATGGTCAACCATAAATCTTTGCAAAATCCTGAAGTTGTCACGTTCTTCTAGTGTGCCTTGTCTGATGGATGAGTAATTGACACCTTCTAGGTTGTTAGCTAATGAGACATAAGAAACGCCCAGCCCTGATGCAATACCTCTTAATACTGATTTATGGAAAGCATCAAAACCTGATGTCGGATGTTGTGGGTCAAAAGTTTGCACACTCATGCCTTCTGGTAATTGTTCAAATGTGCCTGCTTCAGCGTTCATAATTGGTGTGTAATCATCTTCCGTATCTTCTCCAACAAAACCATCACCATGTGGGCTTGTAATGAAACCCATTTTAGATGCCCCAACACGTGCTGCGACTAGCTCTGCTTCTTCATAACCATCGAGCATTTTTAATCTGTTTAGTGCTGTCGTCATAAATGGCAAGCCTCTGGTTTGTTCTGGTCTGTCTAGCTGATACGCATGAATGATATCTTCTGCTGGCACTTCAATGTGTGTTCTATCATGTCTACCAAATTGTTTGTTATGTGGGTGTTCTTTGAAAAGATAGTAACTGATTGGTTTTTTGTACTTGTCTAGTTTGACACCCATGATAATTTCTTGACCATTGTTCATCACTTTGTTTTCTTCTTCATCGAGATAATCAGCATCTAAAAATTGTATGCGATAAGGGTCGTTAGGATTGTTGGATGTGATATGTCTGACTAAGACTTCGCCATCACGTGCTAAAGTTTCGATGAATAATTTTTGGGCATCTAAGAATGACAGTTTGCCATCGATGGTACAATTTCCTCTTTTGCCCCATCTTTTCCATTCTTTTTCTAAAACATTGTTACCAATAATATCTAAACTGTTGTCAGCGTTACGTGCTTTAGATTGTAGCCTTATGCCATTCTGCCCAACCACATTCGTAACTAGTAATTGTAAATATCTTTTTGCGTAATCATTGTTCCTAGCTTGTTCACGACATCTATCCCTTATCTTTCTGAGATTGAATCTGATATTACTGTCAGCATTAGATGACCCACTAATCCAGTCAGCAAACAAATTACCTGATTGCGTAGCTTTGTAATTTCTAAATTTTCTAACTGCTTTTTTACGTTGTTTAAATAAGTTGTCCCAAATTGCCATAGTTAAAACCTAACCTTAACTAAATTTCCTGAATCTTGTTTATTTTTAATTCTGCTTTTTTTTATTTCTTCTTGATATTCTGCATGATATCTATCACGAAATCTCATTAAATCATCGATTGACATTCTTGATAATGAACGACCTGCGATGCTGTAGCTCATTTGGTCTTGTGATGCACGACCCTCAATAGTTGCTTCGATTGCATCTAATACTGTTTTGGCATGGCTTCTAACATCTGCGGCAGAATCAGAGAAATCTTCTACTAATTCAGCTCTCCCATTATCAACTGAAACTCTTTCGCTGTCCGAAGTTCTGGTTATAAACACATAATATATGTAAGCATTTGCTGTATATCCTGCTGTCGTTGCTGAAGGTATTTCTATAATGTAATCATTAGAAGTTTCTGTTGCGGTTAGCGTAAATTGGTTTTGACCACCGCCCCCAGAATCTCTGTGGAATTCATAAGTCAGTGCATATTCGCTTGGGTCATATATAGATGCTAAATCTGGTCTACGCCATGTCCATCTGTCACCAACAACTAAAACATCTGGTTCTTGTGTTGGGTAGTTCTCTCTATCAAATAAATTTGCCATGTGAAATACTTTAACCTAAATTATAGCTATTCTTTCCAAGAATTGACAAAATTCTTTGGCTTTCTCCTGTATAATCTTCGTCTTTCTTGTATAACTGATGGTTTTCGTTGAATATTTTGTTGTTTTTGTTGCTGTGGCTCTAGTTTTGCCAATTTTTCAAAGTTTGGTTGCAGAATATGGACTGCTGCCAAAGCATAACAAAAATTATCCAGTGCCTCATTACGCTTCCTTGTTTGTTTCCATATTAGTGTTGTTTTACCCTTATATATTTTTGGCACTCTTCTTTCAGCAGTAAGTTGCTTAAAATATTCAACGTCTAATGTGTTCGGAAAGTGTATTAAATCAGTCTTGTCATCTTTAAGTCTTGCATGGATAAATTCTTTGGCTGTGTCACCACCAACGACAAACAATGCAGTTTTCCTTCTGCCCACAAAAGTAGGTTTTGAGACAATGGGCTTACCAGCCTGTGATGCACCTTTGATAGCGAATATTCTTCTTTGGTTTTTGCCTCTAGTGTAAGCATAAACTTGGTCTGTCATGTGTCCACTATCAATACAAGTTGCTGCGATATTCAATTTTCTACCATCTTCACTAGTATAGATACCACGCAAAAACTCATCCAACTCTTGCCAGACTTCTTGTGTTGCTGGGTTGCCCCAAATGATTTTGTATTCAATGACCCATGCTTCGTAATTGTCAGCCCAGCCAATAACTTGTACTTCTAATCTATCGTTTTGTAAATCGATACCTGCTGTCAGTATCAGCACTTCCTCTGGCACTGATTCGTGATTGTATTGCTCACAACTTTCTAACAGGACATCAGAATCTATGCTTTCGCCTTGCTCAACTTCCCAACACTCACCCAATGTAGTGTTCACAAATGTTTGCAATAATTCAGGTGATTTCTTAGCTTCTAAAAAATCTTCGACTAATTCTACCCATGTTCTAAAAGGCGAATACAGCTCAGAGATATGGAAGCCAACTTTTTTAGATTCTGCTTGTGCTTCCCACTCACCATTCAATAACATCCATTGCTTTTTACTTTCAGGAATAATTGCTCCACAATGTTTGCATGATAGTGAAGCTGTTTCAGGTCTATTTTCAAGCCATGTTATCTGCTGCCATTTTAGCTCCTGTTTTTGGTTACATTCTGGGCATGGCACTTTATACACTCGTTTATCTGATTCTTCGTATGCCCTTTCTATTCTTGACAATCCTTTTATTGTGGGTGTTGATGTCAGGATAATCTTACGATTCCAAAATGTTGTTGTTCTTTTTCTACCTAACAGTATTGGGTCACCTTCTGTGCCTGCTGATGCAGGATATCTATCAACCTCATCGCATAACAGTATCCTAATAGGTCGTGAAGCTAAACCACTGGCACTGTTAGCACCAACTAATGTAATATGACCACCACTGAACTTTTTGTGCATTGTAGTATTCTCAGCATCCCTACTTCTTGGGTCTTTGACCTTACCTCGCAAATTAGGTGTATCTCTGAGCATAGGTGCAAGCCTATCTTTAGAAAATGCTTGTGCCATAGATAGTGAGGGTTGAATACAAAGTATGGTTGATGGTTCTTGGTCTATGTAATAGCCAATCGTATTTAGGAGTATCTCAGTTGCCCCGACTTGTGCTGATTTAATGAATGTGATTTCTTCTATGCTTGGGTCATTAATGACTCGCATAATTTCTCTTTGGAATGGCACTCGGTCTGTTCGCCATTGCCCAGCTTCGGCTGATGATTCACTAGATAGTTTTCTATATCTATCTGACCATTCATCAACTTTCAGGTCTGGTGGTGGTTGCCAAAGATTACTCAGTTGTGTCCAAATCGGCTTGAGCTGTTGCATCGTCTGATAGTTCCTCTAAACATTCGTAAATTGATTCTTTTATGATGGCTTCTGCTTCTGCGTAAGTTTCAGCAGCTTGTGTTAAGTGACCGAGCTTAGATGGTAGGGCTAAGAGCTTGCT